ATCTCTCTGCTTCATGTTTTAGCACCTTTGCGTCATCGTGTATTTTAATCATCTTATTTCCATCCCATAATACATATCTATTTGCGCCATCCGCAAGATTGTAACGAGATATATAATAATTATTGCGTTCAATGCAATATTGACTAATCTTTTTCCATTTATTTTGCATTATTAATTTTCTTGCATATTGTAGTCATAAATTCAATTAAACCATCAGGACTATATTCTCTTTCGTATTGAGTGCATCTACGGCCCGGTTGTCCTGTTATGCCACAAATAGTTTTCCATGGCGATCCTTCTCTAAATGGAATTGGCGGCACTTCTTCAGGCTTAATTCCAACAATATAAAGGTGCGTCCATTTTCTTGCTACATGTCCAAAATGATATTGGTCTATTAAAATTGTAAATCCACCAAATTTATCAGGCGCTTCATTAGGCATTGGCAAAGGAACTTCTTTCCATAATTTACTGCCTTTGGGATGTTCAAGCACTCCACCATTTTTTCTCACTTGTTCTAAAGCAAAATAAGCTAATTGTTTTTCATCAGGTCTAGGGTTAGCCATGTGGCTTAATCTACCCCAAGCTCTACAAGGTGGATGCGCTATAACAGGATGAGAGCCATTATAATTTCTAGCATCACGATCAATATCATAAACATCATAACCTTTTAATTGTTTATATCTACTATCTTGTCTTGCAAATAATACGGCAATCATTTTGCATTCACCGCTTCTTTAGCAATCTTTAAAGATATAGCCGGATAATTTTTAGGATTAGCAATTATGCGATGCGCCCAAGCTCTCATGTCTTTAAGCTTCTTATCTTCTATGGGCATCTTTTCTTGAATCATAGCCAATAACTTATCAGCTTGAGCCTTGTTTTGCTGATTGTTTAATTTAGGTGCTTGAAGTTGAACAAACTCAATTGGCTTTTCTCGACAAAGCTGAAGAATATCAAAAACAGTAGGCATGAATTTATTATTATCAACCCACTTATCAAAAGCTTTAGTTACTATATTAAATTCAAACTTTTCAAATTTGGCAAACCAAACTCTTAAAGTGTCTATATCTAAATTAGGTTTTTGATACAAAGATGTTACTGTATCCATGACTTGCTTAAATGCTATCTTGTCGTTTGGTGTCATTATTCTTTTCCTATTCTATCGCCAAGAATTATTAAAAAAACAACTCCAAAAAATTGCCACCATGGAAGATCAGCTAAATATGCTGCTAAAGTAAATACTACCCCTTGAAGAAAAAACTTAACTACTTTTTTTATTGTCATATCTTATCCTTTTTAAAATGGTGGCTCATCTTTTATTAAATCAAATACATTTTCTTTAGGTGGCGCAGGTAGCCTTTCAATTTTATGATTTGGCTTATGCAAAATAAAACATTCAGCTTCATGTTTTGTTCTAAATCTGCGAATTGGCTCACCAAGATCATCAAATACTAAATAACGAAATAAAACTTCCATAGCATAACTCATCGAATAAATACCAATTCTAACATTAAAGACAATCCTAATAGCAGGCCAAATACTCCACCAATCATTAATATTTTTATTGCAAAATCTATAAATTTAACCATTAAACTCTTCCCATAAGAAATATAAGACAAGTGAAATAACCAAAAATATAACCAACCACAAAATAAAGGCAACAATTTTAAAGACCGACCACAAACTTGCTAGAGTCATATTTTTTCTCAATGTTATTAATTGTTTTAGAATTTTTAACTCCAAGTTCTGATATAACTAAATTATGGCTTTTGCCACGAATATCTTTCATCCATTGAATTGAATCCGGCTCAAAGAATGAAATCATTTTCCAAACAAGCTCACCATTTTTATTAAACTCTTCTATCAACCAAGCTTTAGTTTCCATCTTCCACCTCTAATTTAATTTTGCCTAAATATTTTCCTCTGATATATTCTTTTTTTAATTCAAATTCAATAGATGAATTAGAAACAATCGACACATACAAATATTGTGGCTCTTTAGGTTGTTGTTTAATTTGATATTCAAAACAATTATGCCAATTAGGGTGAAAATCATCGACCCAATCACCATCTTCATTTAAACATTCAATCTCTGCACCATCAGCCCATGCTTTTATTTCTTTATGCCATTTATGTTGTTTCATATCTTATCCTTTTAATTTCTCTAAAATTACTTTTGCATTTCTAACACAAGGTATTTCATCAAAACGAGGATCGCCTTGGGTTAAACCTTGCACCATCCAATCTAAAGCTTCTACAAGCTGACTTACATCTTGAGCTAATTGCTTACGATACTCAAGATCAAATTGAGTTTGCCTGTGGACTTTTAAAAGCCATTCTTTAGTATTAGGTTCTTTATTCTTCATCTTGATTAATCATTTTTACTTCTTTAAGCTTTCGAGTATTAGCATCAAAAATAAATTCTACATTACATTTAGCCCATCGTCTTTTATTTGTAGCAGCACAAAGACCTACTTTATCATAAGCCCTTAAAAAAACTGAATAAGGAGCTACAACATCCGGGAGAGGTTCAGGTTTAGTTCTAGCAACTTCTTGAACATTGAGTTCGCCATTTAACTGACGAACCCAAGTTTCTAAATTACCCATTGTTGTATTTTGTATCATGTCTTTTCCTTTATTGTTTAATAAAAATTATGATTGCCGATAGCAACCTTAATGTCTTTTTGTTTAGCCCAAATAGGTTTTGTTGTTTTGGTATGAAACCATTTAGCACCCCTAGTTGGATCGCTTACCTTTTTATCTAATATTGCTTTCGCTAATGGTATTAGATAAGCTATTTGACTTTCTGACGGCATCCCATAATCAATAATAAATTGATATTGCATGGGTTGTGTCATTATTTTGCAAATAGATTTCGGATAGCTTGGATCGGCTTTGCGATTAATCGCAGTATAAGCAACTGCAACTTTTCCCAAATCAGGTTCACCGCGAGCTTCACCAAACATAATTGCTGATAAACAAATTGCTTCATTAAGAATCATCTCTCTTCCTAAAATGTTACTAAAACAGACCTTTCATCTTCCCAAGAATGGGATCTTATCCAACTTGCAGGATATGGAATGAATTGTCCACCTTGCTTAAACCATTCAGGCGATTGTTTCTGCCATTCTAATGCTTTAAGAACAACTTCTATATTAGGTCTTATCGTATTCCAAGCTTTTCTAGCATCTTCCTTTTTTTTCTTTTTAGGAAATGCCTGCCAAAATATTTCAAAGTCTTTAGATATATATTGGTTATTGGTTATTAAGTTATTGGTTATTGGTTTATGGTTAGTGGTTAGTTGAACGCCCGTTGAATTTAAATCAACGCCCGTTAAACGCCCGTTGGAATTTGCCCGTTTTTCGGCACTTAAACGACCTGCCTTACTAGCAGTTTCAAGTCTTTCTTTATAAGTTTGTATTTCACGATCAGACCTTCCTTGAACATAACCACTTTCAGTTTTAGTCCAAAAGTCCAAAAGAACATTTCGCATAGCTTGTTTTTCATCTTCAGTCCTTGCGTTAAATAATCTAAAAAGTTTATCTTCATCAGCCGGAAGTGGCTTTTCATCAAGATAATATTGATCTAATAACTGTCGATAACAACCATGTTCAAGCAATGATAAATGCGTTGTATCCTTGCGGTAATCCGCTATATTGTATTGGTAATAATGCATTAATTTCCTTTCTCTTATCTTGTAATGCTTTTCGCACTATAAACCTAAATTTATTATTGTTGCAAGTAATTTTGTATTATTTTTTGACCTTCTTCAAAACCATAAGCCACTTCCGCACCATAACCCATTGATTCTGCTAAATTTAAGAACTCTATTTGATTTTGTTGTAATTTTGCACTTTTATCCTTTTTCATCTCTAAAAATAGGCCATGTTTGCCATTTGCCGGGATCATAAGGAATAAATCGGCCACGCCTGCCGTAACCCCTTCTTGCTTTAATTTAATGGCCGTTCCAATATGTCTAGCGCCGCCATTTGGTATGGCAAATAGGCATTTAGCCATTAATGGATATTGAAGCCTAAACCATTGTATAAGCAAAGACTGTGCCAAGTGTTCATTTTGTCGCATAAAAATATTTTAAAAAAAGTTTGACATGATTATTTAAAGGTATATAGTAACACCTAGCAACACATTTTTATTAACGAAACTTTAAGGAAACTATCATGACAAAAGCAACTATCAAAATCGAAAACAACACTTTAACAATTAGCTCAACACAATTTGTTAAGGATATCGTTGTAACAAATCCTCATAAAGAAGTTCTTTTTTATAGAATTCAAGATTTAATTGGTGATGAACCATTTATGCAATTTGAAATTCTTGGCGGTCTTTCTCAAGCTGATATTGATTATATTTGGTCATCTTTAGATAATGACGAAGTTGCTTTAGCTCATAAAGCAGGAATTAAAAGTTATGATGAATTTTGGGAATCATTAGGTTATGCCGATGACAATTGGGAATCTTATGATGCAATGGCGGCTCAATAATGAACAAACTATTAACCGCACTATTAATCGCACTCCCGGCCATAGCGGTCGGGGGTGAATCACCTAAACTCCGTTATAACTATATTGAAAAAGAATGGCATTATGCACCTAAAGATGCCAAGCTTAAATATAACTATAAACAGGATAAATACGAATTTGTTGCACCTAATTCAAAACTCAAGCATAATCCGCAAAGCAATACTTATGAATTTGTGCAAAGCTCTATTGATCCTTATAAATCTGAAATTTGGGAGTAATCATGAAATCACAAAACAAGAAATTAGTTATTTATGCAATTGCATTTTGGGCTTATTTTGGTCTTTGGTTGTATGTCTTATACCCTTTACTAGACAAATTGCTAAAAGGGGTATAATATGACGACAAATCAATCACTTACCGGAGCTGATATGACAGATCAAGTTTCAGTTGAAAACAAGATTCATATTCAAGCGCTTCACCATCCTGATCCTGATTTTTTTGATGATTCGGATGAGATTAAAAACATGGAAGAGTTAATTGAATACTATTTAACTTTCCAATGTAAAAATTGGGGTGATCTTTATGCTGACGCTGAAGATTCAGGCCCATTTATTAGCAAAATTCATAGTATCTTGTTTGACGCTAAAGATGATGAATTAGGCCGCATCCGCGATGAGTTTAATAAAGCAATTAAAGACATGGCTAAATATGTTTATAACAACCATGAAACTAATCGTTGGGCTAAACGAATATATGATGCTACAATAGAAAGCATTATTTAACGAAACTTTTAAAGGACAAGATAAGATGAAAACATCCGAAAGCATTAAACAAATTGCTGAAGCTTTAGTATCGGCGCAAAAAGAAATTAAGTTTGCCGTCAAAGATTCTACCAATCCGCATTTTAAATCCAAATACGCCAATATCAATTCAGTTATTGATGCGGTCAAAAAACCACTCAATGATAATGGCATTGCAATACTTCAATCATTAAGCCCATCAGACGACAATAAACTCCATTTAACAACTCGTTTAATCCATAGTTCAGGGGAGTGGATCGAGGATACTGCCGTCTGCCCTATTCAAAAACAAGATCCGCAAGGCCTTGGAAGTGCTATTAGTTATATTCGCCGCTATAGTTTATCTGCGCTTTGTGCGGTATATGCAGACGATGACGATGGTCAATCTGCAGCGCTTAATGCAGCCGACTATCTTCAAAGAATTACTCATTCACAAACTTTAGAAGAGCTACAAGCTAATTATAATTTTGTCATGGGTGAAGTTAAAAATGATCGCACTTTATCTAAATTAGTGATTGAAGCTAAAGATAAAAGAAAGGCGGAGTTATCATGAAAATAAGCGACTTTCCAATTTTTAAAACTGACATGACTTTAAGAGATCATTTTGCTTCTATAGCCATGAAAGTATTAATTGCTTCTGATGATGATATTGATTATGAATATATATCTTCTGTAGCTTATTTAATGGCTGATGCAATGATAGAAAAAAGGAATAATAATGGATGATCCTGTGATTCGTAATGTATATGGTTACCCTTTGCCAATTACTGCTCAAGAACTTATGCAAGCGGAAGCCCGGCGCACTAAAGTTGAAGCTTTAAAACGATTTTTAGGCGATAAATATTTATTAGCGCCATTAACCAAGAAACTAGACAAACCAATTAAATAGGAACTTAAATGGATAGAATAATTAGAGATATTGTTCAAGGATCGCCGGAATGGATGGCCTTGAGAGTTGGAAAAATTGGTGGCAGCCGTATATCAGATTTGCTTACTGAAGGCCGAGGTGGCGCTGAATCTTTAACTAAACGCAAATATAAAAATGAGCTTATTAGGGAAAGGCTAACCGGTCGCAAATTAGATACCTATAAAACTCCTGCAATGCAACGAGGAATCGATTTAGAGCCAATGGCTAGGGCATGGTATGAAGTTAATTACAATGTGTTTGTAGATCAAGTGGCGATTGTTTTACACCCTACTATTGAAGGTGGCCAATGTAGCCCCGATGGTATTGTTGAATCGACCAATTCATTAATTGAAATTAAAGTGCCTAATCCTGAAAATCATTTGGATAATATTTTAACGGGCGGTAAGCAATTAGATCAATACTACGATCAATGCATGTGGCAATTAGCTTGTATGCCTGAAAAAAAATTTTGCGACCTTATATCATTTGATCCCGAAATGCCGGATCATTTGCAAGGGTTCGTGAAGCGTATTTATCGTGATGATGAATATATTAAAAATACAATGGAAACTGCGGTGATCGCGTTTTTATCTGAAATAGAAACTATCGTTAATAACTTAAAGGAAATTAAAAATGGCAATAACCCATGATTTAATCGCTAAAACAGGCGAATATACAAACGCTAATGGCGAAACAAAGGCTAGATGGACTAAAGTCGGTGTAGCTATGTCTAATAAACAAGGTGGCACTTCACTTCTTATTGAATCCATCCCTGTTAATTTTGATGGTTGGGTAACAATGAGAGAACCTCAACCTAAACAAGGTGGCGCAGCAGAAGATAAAACTGACTTGCCATTTTAATGATTTTACTGATGGATTTATCTTTAATAAAAGTCATAATCTTAAACACAAGCTATTTTGCTTGGATTAAATTAAGGACTAATTATGTGGACAACTCCAACTGCAACAGAAATGAGATTTGGATTTGAAGTGACGCTCTATGTAATGAATAGATAGTTGCTTTAAATAAGGTGAATAGCGTTCTTCAGAAAATCGGTATTTACCAATAATTAAGGGGCTTAAAATGCCCCTTTTTTATTACCAATGATGCCAAACATTAATTAATAATGCTATGTCGGCTATAACGGCTAATAATATATAAAGCCAATTAATCTTCAAAATAATGCGTTCCCGAATTTCCATTTTGTGAGATTATTTCAATGCGCTCATAATCCCAATCAATAGATTCATCAGAATCATAATTAATAGCGCCTTCAAGCTTATCTTTAATTCCAAAAATTTTTTCATAATTTTCATCATAAGCTTTTTTTTGTTTTAATTTAGTTGTTGATCCTTTGCCGGCTTCACTATATTTACTCGCCATAATTTTCCCTCACCCATTTAGAAAAGTTAATTAATTCTGATTTGTCTGCCGTAAGCTTCATAGCATTGGCTTTAAAAGATATTACCTGAATATTACCTTTAATGTAACCTTTAGCATTATCTATACG